GAAACGCTGCAGATCAGATGGATATCGCATCCAGCCACTACATCAATCCCAGTACCAAAACGGTAAAATTTGACGATGCTATGGCTGCAGCGGAACAGGGACTCCTTGATGCAACAGAAAGACTTAAAAAGGCAACAGATGCTTACATGCAGTGGCAGCCACGGGGAATCAAAGGCAACAACTACGAATTTGTTGGCTACGGTGTCAACAAGTGGTTCAAGGCTGAAACCGCAAAAGAGATACGAAGGATACGAAAGCCAGCACATAAATGGTTCATGGGATTTGTTCCTACAAACCCTATGCTCCTTTGGACACAGACAGTTCTAAGCACAGACCTTTCGCAGCTTTCCTACCAGCTGCCTATAGCATTGGCGTTCAGACCAAAGGCTACTACATTAGCTGTACTGAGATTTCTTAGCCCATTAGAAAAAGGTGAGTCCCAAATATTACCTAGCAGATTTGGTTTGAGGGGCATAACCCCAGAAACAAAGGCTCGACGTGCCATTGATGGACTCAGGAGAACATCTACAACATCTAGGGCTAAACAACTGCTTGACGATCCTGAGTATGCAGAGTACGTCCGTTATTCAGGAGCGATACAGCTAACGGGAACAGGTGAATTTTCTGCTGGTGTGCTTCCCCAGATGATAAGGTCAATTCCCGTGCCGGGTGCTGCTGCTTCAGGTGATTTCCTGCAGGGTCTGAACGACTGGGGATTCACAGCTCTTGATATGGTGAGGTTTCAGCAGTGGAAAAATTCATGGAGAGGGTATGCTAAGGGATTCGCCGATCAGAATATGGACCTAGCAAAAGCTGAGATACATGGAAAGATACTTGCATCAGAAGTACATGACTGGACAGTCCCAAGAATATCGAGGGGTGCAGTAAGGAGGGGGATGTCAGAGTCTGAGATGGCAAGCGAAAGACTACTGTGGACTTCCGTCTCTATGGTAAGGAAGCCGGTAGAGATGATGGGTACAGCTGCGAATGGATTTGCGAAGATGTTCATTAATGCCCTTCCGGTAGCAGCAGGAAGGGGTCAGGTACTTAAAGTATCACAAAAAGAACGTGCTGCCATGAGAATGGGACTGCAACTAAGTGCAAGCATATCAACTGCATCCGTAATTGCAGGGGTTATAGAGGGATACCATAGGGGTCTGAGAGATGAAATGCTTTTTGACTTTGTTCAGCTGAGGGTAGACCCAAGGAGTTCTGAGTTCTGGACTATTTTTGGTGTGAGGACAGGAGGTCCTTACAGGTCCCTTGGAAGGGCTTTGGCTTCCTCGACATTTGAAATTGGTGGATTTCAACCTTTTGGTGAGACTGATATTCCATTCGGTGGTATGTTCAAGTTCTTTGAGGGAAGAATATCACCACCTATACGAGCAGCTATAGATTTCGCTACACAGGAAAAATGGGATGGAAGGGCTATAGATGCTGATAACGGTCTCAATGCTTGGGTAAATTATTCTGCTTGGGCTATGGGGGCTGTATCGCCTATAACATTCTCCCGGTTCCCTGAGGCTGTGGCAGAGGAAGGGGCACGGTGGGGTGCTCTTCCAGAATCATTCACTGATGCTGATTTTGTTGTTGATAATGAGACAATGGGAGAATCAGAAATGGGTGGTGTTCCATTTGAGATGCTGAGGGAATGGTTTGGTGTTTCCTATTACGAGAGAAGCCCACGATCTGAACTCAACATAGCTGCAATGGTGTGGGCTGATGAAAATGATGTGGAAATGAAGCCAGATAAAGATGGAAATATGAGCTTTTACAGCCTTTCAGAGCATGAAAGGGCACTTATGATGTCTGATGAGACAGGAGAGGGACCAGAACTCGCCAAAAAACTAAGAAAACGTGTCTATCAGATGGCAGAGGGAAAGATTGGGACATACCATCTGCAGAAAAAGCTCTATGAATTAGAAGATTCATACCTTCAGAGCCTTACAGATTTGGAAGCATCACATCTAATGGATGAGGACAGGCTTTTAGGTGAGGCTTATGGTGAGTTTCAGGACCTGAGAAAGAAATTCTATGACGAGAGGTCTAGGGTTTTTGATCAGATGGACATAGACCCGGAGGATGAGCCTTTAGAGGGCACACGGCATCACTGGATGTGGAGTTACAGGCAGCTTTTTGATGATTCACTTGATGGTAAGGGTGAGTTTGACCATGAAACCTTTGGGGTATTGCTTGCAAGACTGAAAGAGCAGTGGAGAAATGATGGTCAGGATGATGCTTGGGCATATGTACAGGATCAGCAGCACCTTATTGAACTGAAGTACCCAGATAAGATACAGCAGATGTCTCGGGACATCAGGGATATCAGTGACAGTGGGTGGTGGGATATAGCTGACCCTGTAAATGTAAAACCAGCAATGCTGGACAGGTATCCATCACTCTCAGGGTACACTACGGAGCTGAATAAATTTCTCAACACCGACAAGGTTCACTGGGAAGACCTCACGACAGGAAATACACGGAAGAGCCAGATATACAGTGCTATAGAGAAAATGAGGGCGACAGTTGTTGGTCCGTCAGGTAGTATAGGTAAGAATAAAGAAGTATTCCTTATCCAAAACCCACGGATAGGAGAACTTCTTGACCTGTATGGATTCTCTGCTCCGGGTAAGGCTTTGAGGGAGAGAGATCGTCAGTCCGCAGACTTTCGGAAGTTACAGGCGGTTATGACGCCATAACTTTGACAGAATGTAGGTATATAGCCTTATAATAATAATTACCAAACGTTTGGTAAAAAGGAGGAATAGGAAATGGTTATGAATGAAGAGCAGATACAGGATGCTCCACAGGAAGAGCAAAACGTAGATATATCTGAAGAGCCTGTTGAGGATAGTACCGTTGAGTCTGGTGGGTTTACTGATACTGATACAGTACAGCAGGCACCGCCACCTGCACCAGAACCTGCGCCAGAACCACAGCAGGATACTCAGGCACAGCAGGCTATGTATCAGCAGCAACAGCAGGAACTGCAGGCTAGAAGGGTTGCAGAGCAGGAGGCTGTATGGAGAGAGGATGTCGGAAGAAGAGCCAGAACATACCAGCAGCAGCTTGAGAACTCAGGTTATCTCCCTGACCATGCTAGGGAACAGGCAAAGAATATGATCCAGCAGGAGTACAACCAAGTACAGAGCCAGCAGAGAGTTCAACAGGTGGCAGGAGAGATGGAAGGAAGGAGCCTTGCGACGCTGCACTTCATGGAGAGGTATGGTCTTGCTGATAAGAGCGTTATTGAGACCATGAAGGCACTACAGAATGCAAGAACCCCTTCAGAGATGGAACGTGAGGCAGCAAGGATGCAGAAGGACAGGAAAACAGAAGCTGAACTCACTAAACTTAGGCAAGGACAAGTCCAACCGCAGACTTTCGACAGTAGTCAGGGATCAGCGGAGGCTTCGACGAGCAATGATAGGCTTCTAAAAGCCTATGAAAACGGAGACCGTTCGGAGGCTGCTGTAAGGGCAGCAAGAAATCTAACACTAGGAGGATAGTGCGATGCCACAAACCACCACGACGGGCAGTCTTGAAAATGCCCAAAACAAAATTCTTGTAAGTTCAAAATATACAGAGGAACATAATGCTCCAGCAATGGCACTCATTGAGCAGTTTAACCTTCCCAAGGGAGCTAAATCTGTGACAGTGCCAAAGGTAGGGCAGATGACAATAAGTGATCTCGTTGATGGGCAGGACATCATTGACGAAGAGGAAATCGGGATGACCACCATTGACCTAACATCAAGCGAAGTAGGGGCAAAGGTTATCCTGACAGATAAGCTAGTCAGGCAGGCTAACGATAATATCTACTCAATCATCGGCAGACAGCTTGGTGATGGCATGGCTAGGAAGAAAGATAACGACGTTACAGCATTGTATAGTTCGTTTTCTACTGAGGTAGGAGCATCTGGCAGAACCATGAAAACTTCTAACGTAGCAGCAGCTGTTGCTGTTGCCAAGGGTAGTAATTTTGGAAGCCAGTTGTATATAAACCATCATCCATTTGCAGTATTTGACCTAGCTTCAGAAGCTGAAGGGACAGCAGCCACATACCCAATGACACCCGGGTATTCTCAGGACTTACTTGGTAACTTCTGGAGTGGAATACGACCCATATACGGAGTTCCTATCTTTGAGGACGGGAACATAACCCGAACTACTGCAGCAGCTACGGTTGGTGTTATTGCTGACAAGTCAGCACTAGCAGTTCTCAAGAGCGTAGACACCAGAACAGAGCGACAGAGGGATGCTTCCCTCAGGGCTACTGAAGTGGTCATGACCGCTGATTACGGTGTATTTGAACTTGATGATAGTAAGGG